CTGATCCAGTACACCGAAGCCGAAGAGTGGTACACCCTCACCGGCAGCCCCGTGCCAGTCCCCGCCGAGGGCCTGCCTGCCCTGCACGCACACGTCCTGGACCTGGTGCGCCAGGGCGGCGGGGCGGAAGCCCCCCGCTGATTCACAAGCTCACAAGGGCCTCTCCGTCCCCGCCCGGGGCAGGGAGTCCCCCGTGGATGGCGGGGGACGGTTCCTGGTTCGCGGGCGGCGTTGCCGAGCCCGAAGGAGCAGTGGGCGACGTAGCGGGCCCCCGCACAGGCCGCGCTGACGGTTCGTTCGGTCGGAGACGCCCGGTGGGTCCCGGCGCGGGGCCATCCCCGCGTGCGCGGGGACCACACAGCATGAAGCCCCGGCCAGTACGGCCGGGGCTTCGTTGCTGGTCGCCTCCAGGTCAGATGACGCGCCTGGCTGGCAGGAACTCTACGCTGCCACCGGATGAGCCTGCTGGTGGTGGGGTGGCACGAGCATCACCCCGCCGGGCCCCGGAACCCCCGGCGGCCTGCCCCTCAGACGCCTGTCTCGTTGATTTCGGTGATCTTCACGGAGAGCTTCTTGGACGCGGACGCCGTAGACAGTGACGTCGGCGTGTAGTTCAGCGTCGTCTGATCCGACAGCTCAAGCGTCTTCAGGATCGGTCCGGAATCGTCGCCCTTGATCTCGTAGGTGATCTGGTAAACGGCGTCCGGGTCCAGGGCGTCAGTGAGGCCGGTGTAGGACAGTTTGGGTTCGACGGTGATGTTGCAGCCTGCCGACCCGAAGCACTGCCGGCTGGTGGTGCGGAGTTCGATCGTGAAGTCGTCAACCGTGGGCTCCACGAAAGTCGGCTCCGGCTCGGGTTCGTCGGCGACGGTGGTAACGGGGGCTTCGGCGGGTTCACTGGACTCAGTGGCCGTTGTGGCCGACGTGTCGTCCCTGTCATTGACGGCCTGGACGGCACCGGTTCCGACGATGGCGGCGATGATCGCGGCCGAGGCACCAATGATGACCTTGTTGCCGGGCCGCTTCTTCTCCGCCGGCGCTGGTACGGGCATCGCAGCCGTGGGCGGCTCGGGCTGCTGCTCGGGCTGGGGCGGAACGGTGGGCATGGGCGGCTGCGGCTGGTCGGTCACGGGGTCCCCTTGTACGGCTGGTGTGTCAGGGGCATCATGCGGGTCTGTGGGGGAGCTGTGAGGTCGAGTTCGTTGAATCGTAATCAGGCCCGAACTCGGCTGAGCCCGGCCGCCATTGGGGCACGGCCGGGCAACTGATGGCCGGGCCGTTCTACCTGGCCCAGGGTCGGGGCTCGTAGTCGGCTGCTGCGCTGAGGATCTGGAACGCGACCTCGTGCCGGTCCATTCCGGCATCGACCGCATCCTCGACAACCCGGTTGGCGAGCTTGCTGCTGCCGCGACCAAAGAGTCCGCCGCGCTGAAGCCGTCGGCCGGCTTCGTGGATCTGCTCGGGGGTGAGCTTGGGCATGGATGCTCCTACTGCTGGTGGGTGTGGGCGTGGTGGGCGGCGCGGTCGAGGGCCCGGAGGACGGGCGCGGCGCTGGTCTGCTGGGCGTTCCAGGACGGGATGGTCTCGGCGTTGGCGAAGTCGGCCTGGATGCGGGCGAGGAGGTAGGTGCAGGCGTCGTCGGCGAGAGCCCGGTCGCCGTGTGCTTCGAGGCGGATAGCGCGGACGGGGCAGACGGCGCCTTGGTCGTCGTGGAGTGCGTCCCTGCACCAGCCGTCGGACTCGATCCGGTGCAGCGCCCGGTGGAGCAGCACGGCGATCGGCGTCCGGAAGGCCCCGGCGGGCGGGGCGAGCCGCGGGGGCACGGCCTCGGCGATGTGCGGGACCGGGTCGGCGCCTGGCAGGTGCGCGGTGTTGACCTCGAAGGCGACCGCAGCCTCGGCGAGACGGGCGGTCATCGCGGCGCCGGTCAGGGCAAGGCGGGCTTCCAGGTCGAGGGCGGGCGGGGCCTGCGGCGGGCTTGCGGGCAGACTGAGGATCATGGTCATGTTGGGTTTGCTCTCTGCGTGTTGACGCGTAGCGGGTGGAAGGGGCGCCCCTGGTTCGCTGGCAGGCATCGAGGGGCGCCCCGGCATGGCTAGCGGATGGGCCGGCGGGTGCGGGGGTTGCTGCTCTGGGCGACGAGCTTCTCCAGGCCGCGGATCTCGTCCTCGTCGAGGACGCCTTCGTAGTTGTCGCCGAGGGGGGCGCCGACGGAGCGGGCGGCTTCGGCGAGGTTCCGCATGCCGTGGGGCGGGGTGTCGTAGATCGGGCCGTGCTGGCGGAGGACCGTGGATGCCGCGGTGCCGTACTTGGTGCAGGGGGTGGCGGTGAGGGGCAGGTAGTCGGTGAAGACGATCTCGCTGTACAGCTGGGGGTCTTCCCACGGCGCTCGGCGGGTGTCGATGTTGTGGATGCGGTAGTAGGGCTTGCCAAGCTTGATGTCGCGGCAGAAGCGGCGCTCATCGCCCGGCTTCCAGACCTTCGCCATGATGGAACTTCCTTCCGATTTGTGATGTCTTGTTCCCGCTGCTCAGGGCTGCTCAGCGGGCGTTGTTGCAGGTCAGAGGTGCTCAGGAGTCTGCTCAGGGGCTGCTCAGAGCAGAGGATGAGCAGCTGGTGAGCAGCGGCCTGAGCGGCTGTGACCTGCGGGTTTGTGGCCTGATCAGGGCTGAGCAGCCTCTGATTAGGGGTACATATTTCGCATAGCGGTCAGAGCAGGTGACGGAGTCGATCACGCTTGAAGCCGCGCGGATTCTTCTCCTCGCCGATCTGGCCAAGCGTGATCGGCGCTCCGGCCCCGGCCTGCTTCATCAGCGACTTGAGCCCTTCAACATCCATCTCGCCGTAGGCGTCGGGGTCAAAGTCACGAAGCGCGGCGAGGAGCGTCTCCGTCTTCATCCGGTCGAGGCCCGCCTTCTCCATCACCGTCACCGAGTCCTCGGCCACGGCCCGCGCTGGACCGTCCGTCAGCTCGGCCCCCGCCGGCGGCTCAGCGTCGCACAAGCGCAGCAACTGCTCCCAGGTCAGGAGTTCGACCGGCGCCGGCTTCTTGAGGTCGCCGTCCTTGTCGTACTCCGGCTCGACGTACTCGGGCAGGTCCACGCCGCGCATCGCGTCGAGACTGTCCTGGTCCGGCTCGACCAGCCCGGCCTCCAAGCGCTCAGTGGCCAGCTTGCGAAGCGTCTCGGACGGCGTCTCGTGGACGGCGTACTCGATCGGCTCGTCGGGCCTGCCCGGCACGCCCTGGAGGTACACGTGGCCCGCGTCCTTGGGGTCGGTGTCGGTGGCCGGGGACAGCTTGTGCGGCATCCATCCCTCACCGACGGCCCCGTCGCCGAACACGGCGCGGGTGTCGCCGACCTTGCAGGGGCCGACCGCCTTAAGGGCGATCATCTGGGCGATGTTCTCTCCCAGGTACAGCTTCGTGCCGCCCTGGGAGGCGATGATCAGGGTGACGGCTTCCTTCCGGCCGACGAGCAACAGATCGAACGCGAGCTTCTTTGCCAGCTCGGAGCCTTTCGGGAACTCGTCGAAGATGACGGTGAAGTGCGGGTGCTTCTTGCTGACCACCCACTTCTTGCCCATGCCGAGCTTCTTCCTCAGCCGGGCACGGCCCTTCGACAGCATCAGGAAGAACAGGAGGACGGCTTCGATCTGCTCGTGGCTGCGGCCGGTGACCCGGACCGCGTCGTGCAGGTCTTCGAGGCCGTCGCCGTGCGGGTCGACGTCGATGGTGATGTTGTCGTAGCAGGCGGTGGTGATCTCCCCGACTGCCTGGAGCAAGCCGGTCTTGCCACCGCCGGACGCTGCGACGACCAGGCCCATGACTCCGGCGAACGCTGCGTCGAGGGAGTCCCCACCGACGGAGGTGCCGAGCCGGGACTTCTCGGTGATGGAGATCGACTTGGGGGCCCGGTAGGGCAGGCCGGGCGCGGTGGCGAACGGGTTTCCTTCGACGAGGCGGAGGATGGCGCAGGCACGGCGCTCCACCATGGGCTGCGGGCGGACCCCGTTGGTGGGAAGGTCGAACTTGGTCTCCAGGTCGCCCGCCTTGGCGATGATCGCCTCGGGGGTTCCTTCGTCGACGCGGACCTTGCACTGCCAGCCCCAAGGCTGCCGCTCCATGTCCCACACTTCGACGACCGGGATGCTCTCGGCGACCATCGCGAGGAGTACGCACACTGCTGCCTGCTGCGGGGTTTCCGCTCGGCGGATCGGGAACGGTTTCCCGCCGGAGGGCAGGTCGTCGAGGGTGGTGGAGCCGTGGCCGCGGACGGAGTCGTCGGCAGGCAGGCCGAGGACAGTCTCCGTGCTGGTGTCCGGTTCGGGCTGTGTGCGGTTGCGGCCGTGGAAGGCACCGACGCCCATGGCACCGAGCCCGGCGAGCAGGTCGATCCAGAGGCTCCCGGTGACGACGCCGAAGCCGACTCCCCCGGCGACCGCGCTGGCCCCGATGGCGGTCTTCCTGGCGAAGGTCTTGCGGTGCTGCGCGTACTGGTCACGGTAGGTGTCGGCGAGGGCCTTGAAGTGGGCGGCCCGCTCGACGTCGCCGGCGGCGTTGCGGACGCCTTGGTCGGCGTCGGCGATGAGCTGGGGGTAGTGGTTGTGGTAGCGGTCCGCCCAGCGGCGGCCGAGGGTGCGGTAGCCGCGGACGGTGTGCGGCAGCAGAGCCAGGGACGCGACGCGGTTGGTGTGGTCGGCGACGGTCCGGGCGGACTCTATCCAGGAGCGGCGGGCGGGCGGCTCGTCCTTGAAGACCGGCGTCTCGGCGGCCGAGGGAACGAGGGTGAGCGCGGGCCGGTCAGCAGGCAGCGGGGTAGCCATGGTGGGGTGTCAGCCCTTCTTCTCGGCGGCGGTCTTGGCGGTGATGGCGGCCTGCTTCCGGGCGACGCCGGAGAACCGCGGAGCGTCTCCGGATCGGCGCACGCCGCGCACCTTCGGACCGGTCTTCGAGCCCCTTCCGGGCCCAGGGGGGACATGTGGAACACGCTGTGCGTTTGTGGTCTTGCCGAGGGTGTTCACGGGGGTGCCGGTGCTGGCTGCTTCGACGCGCTTCTCGGCCTTGCGGCGGCCCGTGATGATGTCGACGGACTGGCCGGGTGCGGCTCCCTCGATGTCGTGGTGCGCGCGGTCCCAGATAGCTTCGGTGACGGTGGTCTCGCCGAGCGCGGCAGCGAGCCGCAGGGCGTGCTTCCACACGTCGGGGAACTCCTGCGCGCGGGTGGCCGCGAGCTTCTGCGCCGCCTCCGCTGCGGCCTTGTCGGCGGCCTCCTTCTCGGCCTGCTTCTCCTCCGCCTCGGCGGCCTTCTGCTTGGCCTCTTCCTTCGCCCTCTTCCTGGCCGCGCCCCGCTCCCGCCAGGTCGGCTTGCCGTCCCGCTTCCGGATCCGTCCGTGCTCGTGGAGATCCCACACTCCGGGCCCAGCGATCGACGCGAACGCCGTACCAATCGCCGTCGCCGGGTCGAAAGCAATCAGGCCGTGCCAGAGATTGATGCCCGCGGCGAGGAAAGCGAGCAGCCAGGCGATCAGCCGGTAGTGCCAGTGCGGCCGACGGGAGGCGACCGCGGCGGCAGCGCCCTTGAGAACAACCCACGCTCCGCCTTCCAGCATGAGCGGCGCGGCCATCAGCCAAAGGGCCTCGCGGTTGTAGAACGCGGCGATCTGGACGGGCAGGGCAACGATCGCGCAGACGATGTAGAAGCCGCGGGCGTAGCCGCGCCACCGGTCCTCGGCCTCGGTGATCTCGGCCGCCTGGGCGTCGGCCGCTGCCTGCTCCTCCTCGGCCTGCCGGTCGGCGTCGGCACGGGCACGGTCGGCGTCGGCCTTCCGCTTCCGGCTTTCGGCGATACGGGCTTCGGACGCGGCCTGCTCCTCGGCGGCCTTTCGCTCTGCGCGGTCGTTGGCGAGGCGGAGCTTGCGGGCTTCTTCCTCGGCCTTGATCCGGACCGCTTCGGCCTCTGCCTCTGCGCGCTTCACCGCGGCGATCTGCTCAGCCTCAGCGGCGAGCCGCTGTTCCTCGGCTGCGGCCCACGCCTTCGAGCGGATTGCTTCGGCCTGCGCCTGGGCAACCAGATCACTGGTCGCGCCGGCGGGGGACGTGTCCTGGCTGGCGGCGGGGGTCTCGATGGGCTGCCAGTCCCCCAGTACTTGCAGGGCCGGCGGCCGGGTGTGGCCGTTTACCTTGGGCGGGCTGGCGGTCATAGCTGGTGTCCCTTCTTGTTCAGGCGGTGGCGGGCTGGGTGGTGCGGTGCTTGAGCCAGATGACGGTGGCGGCGAGGAGCCACGCGGATCCGGGGACGGTCCCGAGGACCGCGCCGAACCCGGCGAAGGTGAGGCTGATCGGGGTGATGGCGGCCGACCAGAGGCCGACGACCAGCAGGTATAGGGCGAGGAGTGCCCAGGCGATGCCACGGAGCATGACGGCCTCTCAAGGGGTCGGGAAGGATAGAGAGTTGGGGTGGCGCCCCGGGCCCGAGTCGATCGGGCGCCCTCACGGCGTGAATGCCGGGGCTGATAGGTCAGTGGCGCTTGGTGCCGCCGTGCCAGCGCGAGACCTTCGCGGCGGCCTCGTTCGCGGCGGTGTTGAGCCGCAGATACTCCGGGGTCTCGTCCCGGATCCCGGCGGCCTCCTCTCGCCGCTGGTTGGCGTGCAGAGCCGCATCGGCCGCACGCAGCGCAGCGATATCGGCCTTCTCCTGATCGGTCTTCTTGAACAGGCCCACGACGGGCTCCTCTCGATAAGTGCGGATGGTGCGCGCCCCCGAGTGGGGCTGCGGGTTCACCACCAGCTGGTCTTGCGGCGGTCCAGGCAGCCATTGCGGGCGTGGTCCTCGCACGGCCCGCACGGCGTCTGCTGATCACCCAGACCGAGCCAGTTGCCCTTGTGGAGTTCGGCGTGCTCCTCACACTGGGCGCAGCGACCGTCAGGCACCGGCGGGGCCGTGAGCGCGGGCGAGATCGGCGCCGGCGGTCAGGAGGTTGCGGACCTCGTCCCAGGTGCGGGTGGTTCGCCCGGCCCAGGCGGTGGCCTGCGCGGTCGGCGTGCCGGTGTGCGCGGCGACGAGCGAGTCGAGGACCCGATCAGCGACCCGATGCGCGTCGCTGTTGTCGACCTGGTGCATGCCGAAGTTGAGGGTGAGGGGGCCCTGCTGGGAGAGGGCCTGGCGGGCGTACCGCCAGAGGGTCAGGATCATGGCCTTCAAGGTCATGGACTCGTCGGGCTCGGGGAGGTCCGGGTCGCTGTCGGTGTAGCTGCGGGTCCAGCCGGTCTTCTCCAGCACCGTGCGGGTGGCGTTGAGGAAGTCGGCGACCTCCTGGCCGGAGATGGTCTCGCCGGAGTAGCCGATCCAGAAGTCGGGGCGGCGGCCGGTCGTCTCCGTCGCGGCACGAGTCACGGCGTCGGTGGTGAACGGGTTGGCGGCCGGGGCGGTCTCGGTGTCGGGCATCTGGTTCTCCTCTGGGGTGATCTGACGGGGTAGGTGCCGGGGCGGGGTTCCTGCGCCCCGGCACCTGGGGCGGGTCAGGAGTGGTGGTTGGGCTTCCAGATGCCGTTGTTCAGGTCGCTCAGCTCGTCCAGGGCCTCGTCGGCTGCGGCCCCCATCTGGTCGGCGAGATGGTGCTTCCCGGCTTCCTGAAGTTCGCGCTGCGCCTTGCGGCTCGCGGCGGCATCGGCCTTGATGTCGGTCCTCAGCTGGTCGTCGGAGAAGGTGGTGCGGGAGAGGAAGTGGCGGGCGGCGGGCATGTGGACTCCTTGGGGTTAGCGGTTGACGACCGGCAGGTGCAGGTCGCGGTGGGTGACGGTGACGGTGTGGCCGCGGCGGCGTAGCCGTCGGGCAAGCTGATCGGCGACGACCACGGACCTGTGCCTGCCGCCGGCGCAGCCCGATCCGATGACGATCCGGGCGACGGAGGGGCCCGCGGCGTAGGCCTGGACCAGCCGAGTCGTCGCGGTGAGGAGCGGTCGGACTCCTGCCGTGCCAAGCACGGTCCGCCGCACGAGCCGATCGCGGCCGGTGAGAGACCGCATCCGCGGATCGATGTGCGGGTCCCGGAAGGCGCGGCGGAGGTCGAGGATCAGGTCCGCGGTGGGGGCATCGCCGTGCAGGAAGCCGAAGCTGACGATCTCGACCGTGGCCATCAGGCTGCGGCGGGGTAGTCGAAGCCGTCCAGCTCGGCGACGAGGGCCCGGTCCAGGCGGGCGGCGTACTCCCGGACCGCGGCCATACGGCCGAGGTCACCGAACCGGCGCGCCTCCGTGTACTCGGCGAACAACTCGCTGACCGACATGGTCATCGCCTCTTCGACCGTGAGCCGGGTCCGGAGCTGCTGGCCCAGGCCGGTGTAGGCGTGATCGGCGGAGAACAGGAACGGAGACATGGCGGTGCCCTTCCAGGCGAATGGGGGTGATGGGGGTCCGTGGGCGGCGGGACAGGGCGTCGACCGCCGCCCACGGAGAGAAGGGGTTCTACTGGGACTGCTGGGCGGCGATGATCTCGGCGGCAGCCGCCCGAGCCGCCTCAGCGTCGAGTGCGGCCTGCTTCGCGGACTCGATCCGCTGCCGCGTCTCCTCAGCCAGGGCCTTCGCGGCCAGACCGACATCGGCCGGGGTGGTCACGGGGTGAAACCCTGCGGGTGAGGGCGAGGCGGCCGGACCGGCAGCGGTTCCTTCGCCCGCTCGTGCTCGGCGCTCACGACCGGACCTCGATCAAATCCAGCCGCCCGGCCTGATCCAGGGTGGTGTGCGCGGACGCCATCAGGTCCTCGGCGGCGGCCAGCGAGTCCGCGTCCAGGTCCGACAGCCGGCCGGACTTGGCGAGCCCGGCGAGCTCCGCCGCCCTGCGGGCCGCCGTCTCGTACCTCGTGGCCGCCTGGATCAGGGGGAAGTGCTGGGCCAGGCGGGCCAGAGCCTTCATCCCCTCCGGCGGCAAGCCGATCAGCGGGGCGGAAGTCGTGGAGCTGAGCATCAGGCAGCCTCCTCGGCGGCAGTCGGGGCTTCCGTCGAATTCAGGACGGACTTCGGGATACGGAGGGCGCCGGTCGCGCCGTCTCCGGGCTTGAAGGGGCGGCCGTTCCGGTAGGCCGGGACAGATCCCTGGTGGATCCAGCGGTAGACGGTCGCGGGGTGCACTCGGAAGTGCGTCGCGACGTCCCGAACTCGCAGCATTGCGCCTCCGATCGAGTGCTTCGCATCTGTCGACAGACGTTAATAGCTTATGCCGCTAGGTAGCAAGCTTCGCGGCGTGAATCTGGCCAAACACGCCTCGGTATGCGTAACCCCTGAAGGATTAAGGTGGGGAGGTCAGCAGCCACACGATCGGCAGTGAAGGAGGCGCCAGAGATGGCCGATATGGAGCGCGAGTCGGACTCTCTCGCCTACGTCGCACCGCAAGAGGCCGGGCAGGCTGATGCCTGGACCAGGGAAGCCGGGAAGCGGGGAGGGCAGCAGCTCGCCGAGGTCGCAGAGGTGATTCCTCCGACAATCGTGGCTGCAGCGCTGCGCCTCTCCCCCGGCGAAACGGCCGTGGTCCGGCGGCGTCTCATCCTGCTTGGAGGCGAAGTGATCGAACTCGCCGACTCGTACTACCCGGGCGCCGTCGCCCGCGGGACCCCCCTCGCCGAGCGGCGCAAGATCAAGGGGGGTGCTCCGACTCTGCTGGCGGAACTCGGCTACGAGGCCCGGCATGTCAGTGAGGATCTAGAGTTCCGGGCCGCGCAAGAGGCCGAACTTCGGGCACTGGCTCTGCCGGCTGGGGCCAGCGTGCTCAGCCTTCTGCGGACTAGCGTCACCGAAGACGGGGCCCCGTTCGAAGTGCAACACATGGTCATGAAGGCGCCTCGCCGCCTCCACTACGAGATCGAGGTCGACCGACATGCCTGAACAGCACGAGGACAAGCGTCCCTTCGGGGAGCGCATTGCGGCAGAGATCAGAAAGCTGATCATGGATGGCGACTTGGAGCCCGGCGCGCCACTACCCTCCACCGAACGACTGTGCGCGCAGTACGGCACAACGAACGTGACCATCCAGCGCGCCACGAGAATCCTCAAGGACGAGGGACTGCTGGTCGGACGCAACGGAGTCGGTATCTTCGTGCGCGAGGAAGGCGCGCAGGCCATCACTCCGGCACACAGCCTGGCACCGTCCGAACCTGGGCAGCCCTACCGTTGGCTGACCGCGGCCACGGAGAACCAGCAGCGCGGCAAGTACCGCATGCTGACCGTGACGGAGGTGAAGCCGCCCAAGCAGGTGCGCCTCGCGCTTGGGCTCGACGAAGACGGTACAGCGATTCTCCGGTCCCGGGTCGGGTACCTCGACGACAAGCCAGCGGAGTTGGTTCACTCGTACTACCCCGTTGAGTTGGCCCGCGGAACGCGGCTCGAAGACCCCCGCCTGATTCCGGGCGGCTCGCCTCGACTGCTCGACGACTTGGGCTTTCCGACGCGCTCGCAAGATGACGTGCTCGGCGCGCGGCCGGCAACGACCGACGAGTACCTGCACTTGGAGTTGCCGCGCGACGTGCCTGTGATTGAAGTCTTCCGCATCGTCTACAGCGATGACCAGAAGCCGATCGAGGTCACGCTGCTCGCCAAGCCCGCTCATCGCTTCAAAATGGCGTACAGCATCGGCTGCCCGTAGGCGTACCCGAGCACGGCGGCAGCCTTCCGCCCTCTCGCGCGAGAGGGCTTGATACGTGAGCAATTAAGCCCTACGGTCGAGTGCGTCAGAGTAGGCACTGTCACACTCTCAGTTAGGAGCGGCGTGCCTGTATGTAACGCCTCGGCCTCCCCGCATGCGCATCTCTACCCTTACGGGCACGTCGGCGGCCCAGGCGCCGAACGAGCACCATCCCTTCAGAGTCGGCGAGATTGAGCCATCCTTCAGAGGTGCGCCAGCATCTAGCAGGATGGCGCTCGACGCCTCTACGTGTTGCAGCGCGCGGCAAGGACGCGCTGCTCAGGACCTTGAACCTAATGCCTAAAGTTATGCATTAGTGCTGGTCAGACAGCCTGCGCTGACGGGGCAGATCGGCACGGAACGACTGACCCACACCTCGCACGGATGCTGGAACTCGCCCCTCAGGTCCAGCGACCCCTCGTCGGGCGGATAGATTTTCGGTCATAGCGAAGCGGCTAGGTCGACCGCCCGCTGAGCCCGTCCCTTCAGCTCCACCGGAGGGCGACCGTCGAGGAAACGAGAACAGCCGGGCGTTCCGACACGCCCGGCCATTCGACCAGCGGATTCCCGTCCGCCAGCCACAAACCCACTCCCACCAGAGAGAAGGTCTTCCATGACTTTAGCGCACTACAGTTTTGACCCCCAGCCGTCGCCGGATGAGGCTCCTCGTTCGTGGTCGTTTGTTGACCGTGTGACGGGCGAGACCGTCGTGTACACGTGCATGGTGGGCTGCACGCTGGATCATTCGCACGAGGTGGGCCGGCGGGTGTTCCGTGAGGACATTTGGTGCTGGTTCTGGGATGAGCCGTTGACGCTGCCGGTGGATGAGAGTGGCGTCCCGGAGGAGTTCTCCGTTCTGTCGACGGTGATCAAGGTTGAGCCGTGGTCGCCGCAGGTGGCGCACCGTCTGCCATTCGCTGTGATCGAGTTGGTGGATGACCACTTCATTGACGGTCTGGATCCGGACGGTCTGGAGACGGTGATCAGCACGCTCGCTGGCCGGCTAGAGCAGATGCGGGCGACGCACCGCAGGCTGGTCAAGGCGCGGGAGGGGTACGGGCAGCCGTGATGAGCGTGAGCCTGGCACTGCGCTTCTGAACGTGCAGGCCCCCAGCTGGAGTCCGGCTGGGGGTCTGTCTCGTTCGCCTGTTGCGTCAGCTGCCGAGGAGGCGCTGTTTCTGCTGCTGGAACTCCGCTTCGGTGAGGGCGCCTTGGTCGCGGAGGGTGGCGAGCTTGGCGAGTTCGTCAGCGATGGACGCGGGTCGGCTCGGGGCATGTGGCAGTGCGGGGCTGCTGGGTGTGTGGTGGGCGGCGATGGCGTCCTCGATGGCTTTGCGGAGCCCTTCGAACGCGGTCTTCTGCCGGACCGTGAAGACCACCGAGTTCTCGTCTGTGACTGCGTCCGCGGTCTGGCTTCCGAACTGGGAGCGGCGCTCGTTGCCGCCGGCGGCCGCGAACTGGATGAACCCGTTGAAGAACAGCCCGGCCGGCTTCCACTGCACGCTGCTGATCTGGCTGATGTGGAAGCGTTTCTCGCCCCTGCCCACGGTGGTGCGGGCGACGAGCCCGCGGCGGGTGATGGTGACGTATTGGCCGTCGAACGTGACCTGCCCGGTGTGGCCTTTCACTTCGATCATGTTGCCCCCCCTTGGTGCGTGTGGGCGGCATCGTGGCACTTGGGCGCCGCTGCTGGCGGACGGATGATCCAATCGTTACCGCCTGGCGTCGTCGGCTGCTCGTTTCCCGTCTGGCCTGCGTATGAAGCCCCGCCCGGTCTGGGCGGGGCTTTGTGGTTCAGTCGAGGTGGGTGATCTTCAGGACGGTGATGGTCTTGTGGTGGTGCCCGATGAGGAGGACGGCGAAGGCGTGTCGGGTGACGAGCATTCGCATGATGCCGTCGTCTACGCCGTAGGGGTCGGTGGCGGCGAGGGGGTCGTCGCAGGCTTCGGCGAGGGCGAGGGTCAGGGCTTCGCTGGCTGCCGTGGGCATGGCCTCGTGGGCGGCTTCGGCGGCCTCGTCGTACTTCAGGCGGTAGGGCACCGGCTGTCCTCCTCTATGGCGTGGGTGGGTCTGGGTGCCATGGGGGAGGTGAGGTCAAGATCATGCCGGGAGAGTAGCGGAGGGAATACCCGGAGTGAAAATCCTGCTGGTCAGGCAGCGCCCCGCGACCGCACACGGTCCGCTTCAGCGCGCACCCGATCCGTCGCATCGGTCCAGCCGGCGGTGGGGTCTTCGCCCCGCTCCTCAGCCGCAGCAATCTCACGGCCGCGGTCGACGGCGGCGAGGATGCCCTCTGCGATCTCCTGCCACCGGGTGAAGACCGCGAGGAGTTGGTCGGCGGGGGCCCGGTTGATCTCGGAGAGGAAGCGCCGGGCGAGGGTGGGGTTGCCGACGGCTTCGCTGATGCGCTCGATGGTCCAGGGCTGATCGCTCATGGGGCCTCCGCCGCCTGCCGCCTACTGCAAGTGCATGGTACTGGTCGCTTGCCACCGTAGCGCACCAACCTACTCAGAAAAGGAGGCTCCGGCAGGGGCTCCACGTGATTCCGACCGTGACGCTGCCGTCGCCTAGGCAGCGTTCTTCCTCTGTCTTCGCTGCGCCCTGCGGTAGGTGCTCTCGCCTGCTTTGCACAGGTCGCAGGGGGTTTCGCCGCGGCGGATGTGGGCGGCGAATCCGGCGTGGTCGCCGTGTCGTTCCTTGCGGAGGAGTCCGTTCTGCCAGGCGAGGTGAATGGCGTTGCTGATGTTGACGGCGCGCAGTGTGTGGCAGATGGCCCGTTCGTGGTAGTCGACGGTGCTGACGGCGATGTGGAGGCGGTTGGCGATCTGGGGGCCGCTGAGTCCGTCGGCGCGTAGCCGCAGGATGGCCTGCTGCCGGTCGGACAGGGCGTTCTGGGCGAGGGCGTGGGTGGCGGCGAAGCGTGCGGGGTTCAACTTGGTCTCCGTTCAGGGGGGTTCGAGGGCTTGTGCGGCCCTGTAGCGGGCCGGGAGGTGGCTTGCCGACTTGGGGTGTCGGATGCCGTGAGGGGCGCTCAGGCGGGCGCGCAGGGCCCCTCACGGCGGTCGCATCGGTCACGCGGCCCCGGGGCGGGGCGTGTGCTCGCCCCGGGGCGTGCTGCTGGGGCCGGTCACGGCTGGCTGCCGAGGAGCTGGTGGGCGACCGCGAGGGCCTGGGGGCTGGCGCCGATCTCCTGGGCGTCTGCGGCGGCGGCCTCCAGCCAGTCGGCGAGGGCCAGGCCGACGACCGGGCCCATCGTGGCGGCGTAGGCGGCGTGGGCGAGGTACATGTACGACGGCCGGGTGTGATCGCCGCCGCGGACGATGGAGGGCCAGGAGACGACGCGACCGTCATCGAGGGTGAGATGGTCGCCGTGGAGGCCGGCGCGACCGCGTCGTAGGGCGGCGTAGTGCCAGTCGGCGGTGGGGTTGCCTTCGGGGTCGGTGCTGGCTGCGGTGGCGCGGGCCCGCAGGAGCGCGGCGGCGGCGCGGAGTTGGTCGGCGGGGCTGGTCATGGGCGTCTCCCGGTGAGTGCGTGGCGGAGGAGGGTCTGGGCGAGGGGGAGCAGGGTGTCGATGGCGGCGGCGAGTAGGCCGGCAGCGAGGGTGCTCGCGGCGGCGAGGACGGCGATCAGGGCGGGGAGGGGCCAGCCGAGGGTGCGGGCGGCGGCGAGAGCCTCGACCATCACGCCCCCACCCCGCGCGGCCGGTCGGCCTCCGCTGCCCACTCGGGGGCGATCTTGAGCGCTGGACCGCGCCCCGGCGGCGGGTCGTTGCGGTGCTTCCAGGCGTGGAGGGTCTGCCGAGGCCGGGTGCCGAGGAGCACGGCGATCTCGCCGAGGAACACGGCTTGGGCCAGCCACCAGCGGGGGTCTCGGCGGCTGGGGCGGGTGGTGCCCACGAACAGCCAGTGGGCCCAGTGGGAGGCGCGAGTGCAGGGCTTGATGCGTCCTGCGGTGTAGCCGACTGCGAGAGCGGCCGCGACGGCGAACACGAAGGCGGTCATCGCTGCGCCCCGTCCTGCCGCGCCCCGGCGGCGGGCTGCTCCACGGTCAGGCGACGAAGCGAGTCGACGGCGGCCTGGTCCTCGTGGGTGAACCCGTCCTCGGACCAGATCCGTTCCTGTGCCTGGTCGAGGGCGTAGGTCAGCATCGTGCGTTCGGCCGGGTTGAGCGCAGCGGTCTCGGTGGCTGCCGTCTCGTCGGCCATGCGGCGCAGCAGGTCGGCTCCCTCGTCGCGGTCTTCCTCCCGAGCGTCGCGGATGGTGTCGGCGGTGATGCCGATCTCCCGGCGGTCCAGGGCGGCCACAGCGGCGGCGGCTTCGCGGAGGGCAGCGGCCTGGTCGGTGGCGGTGGTGGACAGCCCGGTAGCGATGAGCAGCAGGCTGCACGGCTCGCCGCGCTCGATCCGGTCGGCGTCCGCCTCCAGCGTTGCCACCGCGTCGGCGGCCCACTCGCCGCTGTAGGTGTCGCCCACGAGCGCAGCGCAGGCGCGGACGATCGCGGCCTGGTCGACGGGCGCGGGCAGCGTTGCGGACTTCGATTCCCGGACCTGACGGCCCAGCTCGGCGATACGTGCGTCGGCGCAGCGCAGTTCGTAGTGCCAGTAGTCGCGCTGTTCGGTGACCTTGACCAGCTCGGCACGGAGCGCAGCCTGGTCCATGACTGGCGCGGGGACGGGCGGGGTGGTGGGATCGGTCATCAGGGTCTCCTCGGTGTGGAAGGGTGGGGGCACCGGCCGCCCGCGCTCCCTGCGGGCGGCCGGACTACGGTCAAGCGGCGAGAGGAAAGACAAGCTGCTCGGGCTGGCTCAGACCCTCCCGGACCGCGGCCAGCACCTCCGCCCGCCACCCCAACGCGTAGCGCAAGCAGTTCGCCTCGTTCTTGTGCGGACCACGCGAGGCCGGGAACCGAAAGTCGCAGCCCTGGCCCTCACGGCGACCAGCCGCGGACCAGGCCATCGAGTCCGACGACGGCAGGTACCGGGCCACCCTCCGCAAACCGTCAATCTTGAAGCCGAAACCGTGCAGGCGTATCCCGTGCCCGGCGATCTCCGTCACCAGCCGGGCCGCCTCCTCGGTGCCCTGCCGACGGCATACCGACCCAATCCCGACCAGCGGCAGGGCACGAAGATCGATCCCTGCCCGGTCATACAGATCGATGCAGCGCTCGTAGTCCGGGATCGTCCAGCCCTGCAAGACCGGAATGATCGGCAGCCGGTCATCAATGGCTTTCAGGTCCAGGTAGTTCCCCACGGTGCGGGCCTGATGCTCTTCCACGGTCAGGCCGGTCTTCGCGGTGATCCACGGCTCGCACATCCAGTCCTGCGGGGCAGCCCAGTCGATGCCGACCTCGTCGACGTAACGTCCGACCTGCCCGGCGTACTGGCGGGGGGTGGGGCCGTAGTCCCACGACCCGTGACCGTCCAACTCGGAGAAGCCGCCGGAGTCGACCGAGACCCGGCCGCGGGCCCGGTACAGCTCCTTCAGCTTCGACAGGGGCCGGTTGGAGACGAACAGCGGCACATCCGTGTACTTCATGAACGCGGGCGGCGCGCCCAGCAGGAAGACGCTCACGCCGCCACCGCCCGAACTCGGCGCCGCGAAATCACGGCGATCACAGCGACCGCGGCGAGCGTCATCCACGTCTTCCCGAGCAACTGGCCCGGCAGGTACTCCAGCGACCCGAACGCCAGCCTAAGGAAGATCAGGCTGTCCGCGGCAAGGCCGACCGCGTTGGAGGCCAGCATCGCCACCAGCAGACCCCGGCGGCGCAGCGGCTCGTACACGGCGAAGTCCATCGTCTCCGCCAGCACGAACGCTGCCGTCGAGGCGACCGCCAACGCCGGATCAGCCAGCCACCACGACATGCCGGCGCCTACGACGATCGCGGCCAGGACCGCAGCCCGCCCAGCCGCCTCGCGGGCTACGTCCCGCAGGACGAGTGCCAGGCCCACGGCGTAGACCCCGGCGGGGGCGGTGTAGCCGAGTCCTACTGGAACGACGCCGAAGTGGGTTACGGCGAGGTTGGCGGCCGGGATGGTGGCGATGTAGGCGGTGAGGGCTGTTGCCCCTGTGGGGGTGATACGCGTGGCCATTGGGTGTCTCCTGGTGGTTTGCGGGACTACCGGTCCCTCGGCGTAGGGTGCGGGCCAGGCCCGGCCGGCTACCTTCCGGCCGGGCCGCCGCGTTCACGGAGTGCGCGCGGTCTGCCAGCGGGGGCAGTTGGCGATCGGGAAGGTGGCTCCGGCGGGTGCGGCGTGGATGTCGCAGGCGTCCGGGTAGCCGGTGCAGCCGCAGCCGTCGGGGTTGCATTGCTCCTCGGGGGGACTGGCGGGCAGGAAGTGCTCGCAGGTGAGGCAGTCGTCGGCGGGGTTCGCGAGTTCCAGCAGCACGTCGGCGTGGCAGGGCTCGTCGAGCGGGCACCAGCACATGAGGTCCCGGCCCGCGAGGTCGCGGCGAGCCCTGACGGCAAGATCGGCATGGTCTTCCAGGTGGGCCCGGTAGGACTCGACGGCGAAGAGGCGCGCGTCGTGCTTCGAGGCGAACGTGCCGACGGTGCTGCCGTGGTCGTGGGTGACGTCCCAGCCGCCGAAGTCCGCCGGAACGATGCGGTTGGGGTTGCCCCAGCGGGTGCCGCGGCCGACGTAGACGGCGCCATGCGGGGCGCGCCAGCCCTTCGTGCGGCGGCGCTGGATACGGCGGGGTGGGGTCATCAGAGGCTCCAGAGGGTGGGTTGGCGGTCGGTGAGCGGCAGGGCTGTCTGCCCGGGTATGGGCTCGGTCGGTGGTTCGGTGGCGCGGCTGATGCGTGGCCGGGTGGGGTGAAGGCGGCGGGCGCAGACCGGGCCGAGACCCGACGGGGACGGGCGGACCAGACGCCGCCCACACGCCACACAGCGCAGCATCAGGCGGCTTCGGCAAGGTCGGCGGCCGTTCCGGAGTCCTGCGGGCTGTGGATCACGGCCCGCAGCCGCGTTCCGATCCAGGCACCCACCTGCGGAGAGACGGCGTTCCCGAAGCCGTCGACCTGATCGCGTGCGGTGCCCCAGACCTTGAAGATCCCGGTGTGGTCTCGGAAGTTGACGTCGAAACCGCATCCGCGGCCGATCTCGTGGGCGGCCATCATCCGGTAGAAGCACTCGTCGAACGGCACTTGCGACAGCGCGGGCCCCCAGTTCGCAGTTGGGAGCGCGGTCGTGTCGTGGGCGGTGAGGGTGCCGAGCGGGTCGGTGACGGGGTGCGGGGCAGTCCCGTGGTTGGGTGTGGTTCCGTTCTGCTTGAACCAGCCGGCCGCGGTGAGGACTCCGGGGATCTGTTCGGCGGTGAACGTGGGCATCGGCTCCGTGTACAGCTGGGGCACCGTGTTCTTGCGGTACGGGAGAACACCGGAGGAGACGACCGCGAGGGTCTCGGAGCCGACCTGGGTGGGCAGCGGCCCCCCTGGGCCGCGGGGCGCGCCTTGGTAGTTGTCGACCGCGAGGGAGAGTGCCGCATCGTTGTCCCACAGGCCGGGCCCTGTCGACAGGAGCGCTGCTTCCTGCTGGCTGGTCTGCGTGGCGAGCGGCTGCAGGAGTAGCCGCTCGCTGCCGTGGACGCCCTTCGCCGGCATGAGGATCGCGGGGAAGTCGGCGAACTTCTGGCGGCAGCGTTCGATGCGGGCGGTCGTCGATGCGGCGAACGGGCCGCGGTGGCCGTCCTTGAATGTCTTGACGGGCCGGTCGCCGATCCGGGTGCCGAGGTCCGTGAGGTCGAGTGCGGTGATGGACGGGGTGGCGGGCGGTTCGACGCGGGTGCGGCAGGAGGGGCACCGGTACTCGTACTGCTCGCCGTAGGCGACCTTCCCGGTCGGCGGAATGCCGGTCCGCCAGGTCCAGATGGCCTCGATGTCCTTGTCACAGGGCTCGCACCGGGACGCGGGCCGGTGGTCGAGGTCCGGCATGGGCAGGGACTTGTGGACGAAGACCCAGTAGCCGCGGTTGCGGGACTGCGGGACGCCGAAGAACTGGCTGTTGAGGAACAGGACCTGGTGGTTGTAGTCGAGCAGGTCGAACTGGCGGAGCCACCACCGGTAGGTGGAGCCGTCGCCGATCTTCTTGCTGCCGGGCAGGAGTGGTCCCCAGGACTGCAGTTCGGTGGTGCACTCCACGAGGATCATCCGCGGCCGGTGTTTCTGCGCGTAGTGCAGGACGCAGTTGGCGGTGGCCCGGTCTCGCTCGGAGCGGGTGACCCTGTCCTCGTAGTCGGGGTCGTCCATCCCGAAAAGGGTCAGGCCGTGTGCGTAGGCCCGCTGCGTGTTGGCGAACGAGTGGTTGACGCATGAGACTCCGGCGACGAGGAGGTCGGCGGCGGGAAGGTCTCGGGCGGAGTGGTAGTCGGCGGCGTCGGGGTCGACCAGGTCGGCGATCCAGTGTTCGGCGTTGGGGTGGTTGGCCTCGTGGACCTCGACTTTGTAGCTGTTGTGGTTCGCCGCCATGATCGTCGTGAACCCGGCCATCTCGATTCCGCGGGTCAGGCCGCCGAAGCCGGAGAACAGGTCCACGGCGACTAGGTCGTCGTGGCGGAAGCGGCGGCGTCGGACAGCTGGCCGGTGCGTGGCCGTGCGGGCCTTCTGCTTCTTGGACGTGGTGGGCATCAGGCGGCGTCCTTCAGGTGGGTGGTTGGGGTGTTGGGGTTGCCGCCGCAGCGGGCGCAGGTGCAGGTGTTCGGGGGCGGAGTCGGACCCGAGGCGGCGGTGCCGAGCGGCCAGCCGCCGGGGTGCGCGATCCGGTAGCCGAGGTCTGGCACCGCGGCCAGCACCGGCGCCGGTCGGGGCTCAGGCCGAAGGGCCTGGCTGGTGAGGAACTTGAGGTAGTCGCGGAGGCTGCCGTCGGCCCGCATCGCCGCGATGTCATCCGGAGTGGGTTCGCTCATGTCACACCCCAGCCATATCGACCATGCGTGCGAAGTGGAGTTGCGCGGCAACGGTGATCGTCGCCGTCGGTCCCCCTCGGTGCTTGCCGACGATCAGGTCCGCTTCGCCGGCCCGGGGGGACTCCTTCTCGTAGGCGTCCTCGCGGTGGAGGAGGATCACGATGTCGGCGTCCTGCTCGATCGCTCCGGACTCCCGCAGGTCGGACACGAGGGGCTTCTTCTCTTGCCGCTGCTCGGGTCCGCGGTTGAGCTGGCAGAGGACGATGACGGTGATCCCGAAGTCCTTGGCGATCAGCTTGAGATTGCGGGAGATCTCGGCGACGGCCTGCTGCCTCGACTCGGCCCGGGGGGCCTGCATCAGTTGCAGGTAGTCGACGATGACGAGGCGCAGGCCTTGAGTTCGCACAAGGTTGCGGATCCGGCCTCGGAGCATCGGCAAGGACAGGGTCGCGGCGTCGTTGATCCACAACGGGGCGGCGGCGATGTCGGGGGCGTGCCGGGCGGCGCGCGCCATATCGGCGTCGGAGACGATGCCCTGCTTCAGGTGGTGCAGGGGGATGCGGGCTTCAGCGCACAGGATCCGGTCGGACAGTTCATCCTTGCCCATCTCCAGGGACTCGAACAGCGACGGGATCTTGTGCTTGATGGCGGCGCCGCGGGCGAAGTCCGCGGCGACCGTCGACTTGCCCATGGCCGGCCGGGCACCGACGACGACAAGCTGGCCGGGGGCCCAGCCGCCGGACAGCAGTGCGTCCAGGTCCATGAAGCCGGTCGGGATTCGCTGCTCGTTGGTGGGCGGGGTGGTGGCCCGCTCCAGACTGTCCAGCAGCAGGTCGCCGATGGGGGCCATGTCGACGTCATCGGGCGCTCGGACCACTCCGTCGAGGTCGGACTGGATTGCGGCGACGTCGGTGTCCGCGTCGAACGCGTGGGATGCGCCCTTGAGCATGGCGTCGTAGCCGAGGGCGACGAGCCGGGCGGCGATGGCCTTCTTCTCGATCCGCTTGGCGTACCAGGCGGCGGCACCGGGGTGGGCTTGCTGGTAGAGGCCGAGGAGTTGTTCGGCCGCGGGCGGCCGGGTCGGCATGCGGCCCTCGGCGTGCCAGGTTTCGAGCTGGCGGTGCACGGCGAGGTGCTTGAGTTCGCCGTCACGGAACTGGCTCTGGAGTTCCTCGACGGCCCACCACGTCCAGCGGTAGGCGTCGGTTGAGATGTCGGCGGGGTCGAAGCCCTCCGCGCCGAGTTCGTCGACGGCGCTGGGCTGCATCATCACGGTGGCGACGAGGATGCGCTCGGCTTCGACGTCCCGGGGCCGCTCAGGGGGGCGCGGGCCGGTTTCGGTGCCGGCGTCGCTGGGCGTCCAGAGGTCGGTGGTGGTGCTCATGCGGCCCTCCGGCGGTCGTTGCCCTTCATGGCGATTCGCTGGCACATCTCCCGGAGCCGGGATGTGACGCGGTCGCCGAGGCGGTCCCGGAGCTGGCCGGCGTCGGCGTTCGACGTGAACAGGGTGGGAAGGTGCCGCTCGTACCGGTGGTTGATCAGCCGGAAGTTGACCTCTTCTGTGAAGGCTGAGGGCTTGCCCTCGGCTCCGAGATCATCGACGAGGAGCAGGGGTGTGTCCCTGTAGCGGCGGAACTCTGCCTCCGCGTCGATGCCGTGCCGGGGGCGCAGGGCCGCGTACAGGTCGGCGGCGGTGGTCACCTGCCACCAGCAGCGCACCCCGGTCACAGCCAGTTCACGCATGGCGCCGTATGCCTCGTAGGTCTTGCCGACGCCGGTGACGCCGAGGAGTAGCAGTGACGGGCCGTGTGCGACCGAGGCGATCGGCGAGTTCCGTTCGGCCTGGGCTTCCTTCGCGGTGGCGACGAGGCCGTCGACCCACTGCCGCAGTTCGGGCAGCGTGGGCACTGCGGACCGGTAGTGGAACGGGACGAGGGCTGCGATGTCGGAGTAGGTGTGGCGGGCGACGTTCTGCGGGCTGTGCGGGTCGAAGTTGTGGAGTTGGATCCAGTCCGGGTCCAGGCCGCGGGCGGCCAGCAGCGGGGCGAGGTCGTGGCCTCGCAGGTTGTTCGGCGGGATGTACTGCATCAGAGATCCTCGTCGTAGACGGACTGGTCGGTGGGGTTGCGGTACGGCTGGTAGCCGCCGGACACGGCGCGCAGCGGCGGCCGGCCGGGCTGGGGGTCGGGCTCGTCGTCGTAGCAGCCCTTGTTGAGCCAGGTGGCGGGGTACTTCGTGTACTTGGGGTCCTGGCCGGCACGTTCGTGGGCGTAGCCCTTAGCGGCGGCGAGGATGTGCTGCGGGTCGGCGCCTCGTTCGATGGCGGCGATCCAGGCCTTCTTGGCTTCTTCCTTGGCCTTGCGCTTGGGGTAGGTCAGCCAGAAGGCGCCGAAGGCTTCGAGGTGGTGATCTGTCTTCTCGCTGCTGCTCTTGGTCTGGACGGGGGCGGTGTGCGCCTGCTGCTCGTCGGGCTTGGCTGCGGGAGAAGAGTCTTTTAGTAGTTGGTTGTCTGACGGTTGTGGGTGGTTAGGGCTGCGTTCCGTGCGTGACGAACGGACTTTAAGTGCGTGACGGACGGACTCAGAGTGTGTGACATCGCCGGTCACGGACTTTCCGTGCGTGACGGTCACGCCTTCTGAGTCTGTGACAGTCACGAACTCTGCGTGCGTGACGCTCTTCGCGCGGGACCGGCGCTTCCGCTCAGCAGCCGCGGCACGGAACTCGTCCTCCTCCCTCTCCAGGTCGCTCCAGTCCGTGGCGGGCCGGCGCAGTCCCATTGCGAGCTTGTAGCGGGTGCGGCCCTCCTTGGTGCCGTCCTTGGCGATCAGGCTGCCCTTCTCCAGTCGCCGCAGGGCCCGCTGAACAGTGACCCGGTCGAGGCCGGTGCGGTACTGGATGCGGAGCACCGACGGGTGCGCCTCCGTGCCGGTGGGACTCGCGTGCTCAGCGAGCACCTGAAGGACGTGCCGGGCAGTGGTGTCCGGCTTGCCCTTCTCGGTGCGCAGCATGGGCGCGTGATCCATGGCCCAGCCGACGGCCTCAGTGCTCACGGATGACTTCCTTAGGGAGGGGTGTCTGTGCTGGTCATGACTGGTTTTGGGACAGCCCTCATGGAGGTCTGGGGCTGATCACTCCCTCCCAGATAGGAGTTCGATCAGCCGCTCCCTCTGCCTCTCGGTGAGGTGGCGGCGCAGCTTGGCTGCGGTCTCTGTCATCGACCGGTCTAGTCGGACGACGAGCGCCTTCCGTGGTGCGACCAGGAGGTATGCCCGGTCCTTGACGTGGTAGGTCCGGCGTGACGCGATGTGTCGGTCGGCTTGCTCGAACTCGTCCAGGCTGGGCTGCCCGAACGCGGCAAGGTGGTAGGCCCGCGCCTTGTCCTTCCAGGGCAGCGAGGAAGGCCCCCACGCCACCGCCCTGTCGTGCCGTGACATGACCGAGTTGCAGCGGTCGCACAGAAGTCCGCGGACGAAAAACAGTCCGCCGCCCTCGAAGTGATCGATGACGAGTGCTCCGCGCTGAGTCTCCTCTTCGAGCGTCTTGCACAGCTCGCACCGGCCAGCCGCACGAGCAAGCAACCTGTCGAAGTCGTCGCAGGTCATGCCGTACTTCTGGAAGTGATTGCAGGTCTTCCCTGGAGCGGCATGGCGTGTCTCGGTACGCCTGTTGGGCACAGGCGGGATCTCCGCTGTCATGTCTATGAGAATAGCGTTCGCGGTCCGCGTTCACAATGCGCGGTCGCGTAGCGCAGTGGCTCAGAGTTGTGCCACCATGTGCGACATGGACTTGGACGAGCTGGACGAGAGGATCGTGGCCGCAACCAAGAAGCGCGTCCGCGCCGAGAACGCCTTCCTGAGCGCCGACGCCGAACTGCGCGAGCTGCTGGTGGAGGGGCGCGCGGCCGGCAAGGGCCCGTCGCACATGGCCAAGCTCACCGGCTTCACCCGAGAGTGGGTCGCGAAGATCGCGCCCAGCAGCGAGCCGAAGAAGCGTGTCGTCCGCATCAAGCGCTCCAAGCCGGCCGCGTCCGAAGACTGACATCCCTCCCCCTCTCCTTCCGGGCCCCGCTTCCGCGGGGCCTTTGTCGTGCGGGCTAGGCGGCGGTGTTGTTCCGGGGGCGTCGTTCGTGGCCGTGGAGTTCGCGGACGATGGCGTTGACGGTGGAGATGCCGAGGTTGAGCCGGCGGGCGATCTCGTTGGTGGAGAGGTTGAAGCTGGCGAGGTGTTCGATCTCGGCGCGGTGGATGGCGGCGAGTTCGTGTCGTTTGAGTTCGAGTTCGTCGGTCTGGTCGGTGTCGGGCTGCTCGTCGGGGTTGTCGATGTCGTCCCAGGCGAGGGGCCCGTGCCAGCCGCGGCGGCGGGCGTCGTGGATGGCGAAGTGGGAGGGTCCGGGCCTTCCGATCCACCGCTTGTAGAGGGCGGTCATGCCTTGGGCGGTGGCGGCGGAGACGGTGGCCGGCTCGCGTTCGAGGAGCCGGCCGAGGTGGTTGGCCGCGGTGGGCACCCCTGCGGCGATCAGATAGATGGGGTAGCCGATGGCGTGGAGGGCTCGGCCGCGGCGGATGGTTCCGGTTGCGTCGATGCGGGCGTTCGCGGGGATGCCCGTCGGGCCCGGGGAACGGAGGATGCGGGCGGCGACGCGGGGGGCGATGGTGCGTTGGCCTTGGAGGAGTTTGGAGATGTCGCCGGACTGTTTGCCGGTGGCGTCGGTGATCTGGCTTTGGCTGTAGCCCTGGTTGACCCATTCCTGGAGTCGTTCGCGGACGGGGGTAGCGTCGATGCGGACGGGCTGGTGGATGGTCTTGGCGCGGTACTGCTTGCAGTACCGCTGGTTGGCCGTGCGGCAGGGGGTGCAGTGGCAGCCGCGGAGGTAGCGGGCTCGGGAGCCGTGGGTGGGCAGTGGCTTGTCGGTGGTGGTCACGGCTTGTCCTTCCGGGTGCGGTGTGCGGTGGTGGGTGGCGTGGGTCACGCTGCGGTCTGCTTTTCGGCTGCGCGGGCGGCGGCCTTGGTGGCGCGTTCTTCGCGGCGGTGCTCAGCGACGGCTTCGCGGTGGGCTGGGGGGACGCCGATCCAAACGTGGACCATGGAGTGGCGGGCGCGGGCGGAGGTGCCGCCGTCGTGGTGGCGGATGATTCCGTAGTTCTGCAGGCGGACGGGCAGTGATCCCCACTGGGACTTGGGGTGGGGCGGGTCGGGCAGGTGGTGTTTTCTGCTGATCTCGTCCACGGTGAACGGGAGGCCGGTGTCGGCGGCGGCGAGGTAGTAGGGCCAGACCTCGTCGATCCAGGCTTCGTAGTCGTCGACGATGCGGCGGGACTTGGCGGGGGCCGCGGCGGCTATCTCGGTGCCGTCGAATGCGGGCTGGATGAAGGTCAACGTGGTCTCCTGGTCCCGGGGCCGCCCGCGATTCGAGCGCGGGCGGCCGTTCGCATGTGCGGGCTAGAAGGGGGGTTCTTCGGCGATGTGCGTGCCGAGGGTGAGGGTGCGGAGGCAGGCCACGATGTCGTCGTCGATGTCGACGCCCGCCCGCTTCGCCTCCCGGGCGATGCCGCGAGCCCACTCGTAGAGGTCGCCGGTCGGCCCGCCGAGGAACATTTCCGCAAGGTGGCCAGCGACGACCCTGCGGAACGCCACCAGGGACGCGAGGGTTGAGTCAGCCGCCCACGGGTCGTCGTCCAGCTCCCCGTGCTCCTCGTACTCGTCTTCGTGGTTGCGTCCGCAGTCGCCGCGGCGCCGCTCGCCATCGTTCATGAGGGAGCAGGGCATGCGGCCGGTGTCGAGGACGTGCCGCAGGTCGCGGATGTTCCGCAGGTAGACGTGCCGGTAGTCGGCGTACCGCTGGTCGAGGTCGTCGCGCGGCGGGTCATTCCTGTAGGCGTCGGCGACTTCCTGCCACCGATCGAGGAGCGTGTCGAAGAGTTCGCGGGACGGCGCCTGCATGGTGTCGGTCTGGTCGGTGGTCATGCTTCGTGGTCTCCTGATCTGGCCGGGGCCCCGCCTGTTAGCGGCGGGCGGGACCCCGGTCTGCGGGTGTGGGCTACTGGGTGGGTGCCGTGGCCGGCTTGTCGGCCTTGCCGCCGGTCAGCTCCTCGGCGGACACGCGGGGCGCCGGGAACTCGTCCTCGGCGGTGACCTCGCCGCGCTGGATCGACTTGTAGATGACGATCAGCTGGGCGACGTCGTGCTCGGTCCACTTCCCGGACGGCCGGTTCAGGCGGTTCTCGATGCGGTCGGCGGTGATGCCGATGCCCTCGAACGTCTTGACGGCGTCGGCGACGCGCTGAGCGAGGGGCTTGCCGCCGCCGTCGCGCAGGGTCTGGTTGCACAGTTCCTTGGCTTCCTCGACGAACCAGGGCGGAAGGATCGCGAAGATGGCTTCGCGGACACGGCGGGCACCGTTGTTGGCGTTCGTCTCGTAGATGTCACGCATGTCGGTGAGCTGCTTGGGCCCGTTCTTTGTGTCGCGACGGTGCGGGACGACGAACGTCGAGCTGTTGCGGGAGTTGGTTTGGACGTCCCAGGCGAAGGCCTGCATCTCGGACTGGCCGTAGTCGTCGTCGCGGCGCATCTCGACGAGTCCGTACTGGACGTTGCCCCAGACGCGGGCGAGTTCGCGGGCGAGGTGGACGGAGGCGCCGGTGATGGTCTGGCCGCCGCGGGAGTAGCGGAAGAAGGCGCGCTCGGCGAGGCCCTGCTGCTTGCAGGACTCGCGCATCTCGGCGACGGCGGCCTGGATGTTGCGGGGGCACTGCTGGGCGACGACGACGGCGGCCTGGACTTCGGCGGCAGCCCTCGACTGTTCGACGGCGGTGCCTTGCCCGATGCGGGCCGGTGCCGTGGTGGACGGGACGGGGATGGGCTGGTTCACGCGTACTCCTCTTGGTCGCGCCGCTCGGCCCAGGCGGGCAGCGGCAGGTAGGTGATGCGGTCGTTGAATCCGGGCCAGATGCCGGTGTTCTCGCACTCGGCGTAGATCCGGAGGGCGCGCTCGTTGCGGTCGGCACCGAGGGCGAGGGCGGGGGAGTCGAGCTCGACGAGGTGCACCAGGTACGGGGCGGTCTTCGCCTGGAAGACGAAGATGAACGCGGGTTCCTGGTCTCCGTGGAGGCCGGCGGCCTTGACGCCGTCGAGGTAGAAGGCGGCTTGTGCGTGGTAGCCGCGGTCGTAGACGGCTTTGGCGAGGGCTGCTTCGTCTACGGCTTTTGCGGTTTTGTAGTCGACGACGACGAGGCGGCCGTTGTCCTGTCGGGTGGGCATCCAGTCGGGTCGGCAGCGGCAGCGGACTCCGGTGCGGCGGTCGGTCCAGTAGATCGACTGTTCGGCAACCCCGCTGCCGGGCGTGAACAGGGGGCCAGCGACGGGGTGCTGGCGGATCGCGTCGGCCATCGCAAGGACCACGTCGTGGTCCTTGGTCAGCAGCGGTACCTTGCCCGCGAGGTACGCCCCGTCACGCTGGACCTGGGCGTCCTTCTTCCGCCAGTCCGGGAAGTCGATGACTTCCAGGTCGGGGCCCTCGCCCAGCACGTACAGGTGGGCGGCGTTCCCGAGGTCGAACTCCTTCTTCGGTGACGCCGGGTGGTCGCGGTCGTACTTGAACTGGGCCGGGCAGCCGGGGGCGAGGAGCGCGCGGAGCCCGGTGGAGGAGATCGACGTCTTGTCGGCGTGGTAGGCCTCGGCGGGCAGACCGTTGACCACCTGGGGGGCCTCGACTTCGACGGCCGCGGTCACTGCTGGTTCCCGTCCGCGCAGTTCTCGCACTGGCCGGTGGTGAGGTTGAAGGGTCCGGCGTTGCCGCCGCAGTTGGTGCAGAGGAGGCCGGTGGCCTTCTGGCCGGTGAGCTGCCGGAGGACGGTGATCCCGTTCTGGTCGTACTTGGCGAGGGCGATCGCTGCCCCGTAGGCGGGGAACGCGGTGCAGAGCTTGGCCCGATGGACCATGTCGGCGCGGTCGATGAGGCTGATCAGGGCTTCGGTCCAGTCGCTGGCCGGGTAGCCGCCGCGGCCGAAGTGAGAGAGGACGTGGGCTGCGACTTCAGCCGGGATGGTGTGGTTTGTGGTGGTCATGGGGTCTACTTTCGAGTGTGCGGATGGCGGGCCGCCGCCTGTTTGACGGAGAGGTGCCGCGGGGCGGCGGCCCTTCGGATGCCGCAGCGCGAGGGGAGCACCCGCGACCGCTCTGAGGTTGTGGGTCAGCCGAAGAAGCCGTTGGGGAATGGGCATTCGTAGCTGTCAACGTCCACGGGCTTGACCCTCGCGAGGTGACGGCCATGGCTCAACTGCGGGTAGTAGCCGTTGGCCCGGCCCTGCTCGTGGTGCATCGTGCAGCAGGCGAAGAACGCCCATCCGCCGCGGTCAACCACGGTGTGCAGGCCGCCCGTACCTTCCACGATCGCGCCGACCGGGTGCGGGTAGTCGCTGATGCGGATCCTCTCGGGGATGAACCCGGTGACAGCGCAGTGCAGGGAGTTGTTGTCGGCACCAGCATCGAGAGCCGCCTGTCGCGCCGTCGCACGGTCCAGGTCGCTGGCTTCCCCGGCGGTGTGGGCCCTAGCGATGCGCTCGTACTGGCGCAGTGCGGCGACCCGCTTCACCTGGGCTTCGTAGGACTCGATCACGCTTGTTCTCCTGAGATGCAGTGGTGGGGTGCCCTCCGATTCGCTCGATAGGGCGTTCCTGTTGGGCGCCGTCCCGGCTGGCCGTTGGTCATCCGGCCGGGACGGCGGGTCATGCGGCCGGGTCGGGTGGGGTGTGGGCCTGGCGGAGGGTGATGACGCGGATGGGTTCGGTGGCCTGGTCGGCGGGGTTGCTGATGTCGCGGACCATGCGGGGGACGGCGACCGCCAGGGCGTTGGCTTCGTCGGCGAGCTGGGGGGCGAACCGCTCCCGGAGGTAGGCGAGCTGTTCGTGGAGGTCGTCGCGTTCGGCGGTGAGGTCGTCGATCGTGGCCTGCTGGCTGACGACGGTCTCCTGCGACTCGGCCAGGTGTTCGCTGACCGTCGTGTACTTCTTCTCGACCTCGCCGATGGCCTTGGCCGCGCCGACGAGCTGGGCGCGGAGCTTGCGGTTCTCGTCGTGGAGCGGGTTCGGCTTGCGCCGGCGGGTGAGGCGGGTGGTGATGTTCATTGGTCTGCTCCGAGGTCGGCGGGTATGTCTGCTTGGCCGGAGAGGATGGCGTCGATGAGGTGAGGGGTGGTCCGGGTGGGGGTTCGGCGGGGTACGAGGCCGAGGGCGGTGAGGAGTCCGGGGACGACGAGGGGGTCGGCGTCGGTGCGGGTGGTGGGGAGGTCCAGGAGGGACATCACGCCGCCGCCCGGTGCCGGACCGACAGTTCGTAGTGGCGGTTGTTGGGCTCGTTGATGACGGTGAGGTGCCCGGTTCGGTGGAGGACGTCGAGGTCGCGGCGGGCGGTGTGGCGGCAGACGACGCCGGGGTCGGTCAGCTTGTAGAGGTCGAGGACGCTGCTGGTGTTCCAGGTGCCGCCGTGGGTGCGGATGGCGTCGAGGAGTCGGTTCTGGCGGTCGCGGTGGGCGCTCATCGGTCGGACTCCTCGTCTGCGAAGAGGTTGGGCTGCTCGTTCATTCCGCCGCGGGCTTCCCACTGCTCGCGGTACTTCTCGCGTGGGGTGGAGCACTCCTGGCGGGCGTGGAAGACGGCAGAGTTGTCGGGCAGGTCGGGACGCCAGAGGTTGGGGCCGGGGAAGCGGGTGGCGTGCTGGCGGGTGGTGATGTGTTCGCCGCAGCCGAGGCAGTGTCCGGGCGGGATGTCCATGAGGACTTCCGCTTGGGCGGCCTGGCGGTCTGCGTACCGTTCGGCTTCCTCCTGGCGGCAGGGCGGGAGCTCGCCGCAGGAGGCGCAGACCATGTAGTGCTCGGGCAGCACATTCCACGGGTGGTTGGCCGGGCCGATGAGGTGGAGTGGCTTCTCGTGGGGCTTGCCGTCGGGCTGGAGAACGAAGACGTAGGGTCGTCCGTCCCACGTGGCCTTCTCGGGGCGTTCTCCGTGCGGGTAGCGGTCCCAGTGCTCTAGGGCGGTGGCATACCGCATTTCGTGCTTGTCGCCCCACAGGTCGTGGGGGCGTTCGGCGAGTTCGATGATCCGGTAGGGCTGCCGGTCCCAGATGACGAGGGTGTTGGGCTTGAGCTGGACGTAGTTGGCGAGGATCTCCTTGTCGTGGATGCGCTGTTCCTGCCGTCGCATTGCGGAGGAGGGGCCGCCGATGCGGTTGACGGACGTGCGGGGCGGGTGGATTCCGCCTCGCTTGCAGTGCTCGCGCGGGTACCAGCGGGTCATCACCAGCACCTGCCGATCTCGCGGAGGGAGCCGGTCTCGTCGGCGACGTGCCGGGCGTCCCGCTCGATGGCGACCTCGCCCTGTACGGGCACGATCCATTCGGTGCCGTCGTCGTGGTAGAGCGAGATCCAGGCGGTGCCCTTGCCGTCGAGGTAGAGGCGGCGTCGGTTGTCCGAGGCGTCGTCGTCACGTGGCGGGGCCTCGGCGGTCTGGTCCGGGTCTGCGTGCAGTGCCTCGACCGCTTCGGAGAGGGCCTCGTTCGTGGTGTGCCGCTCCGCCTCCAGCCTGGCCGCGTGGGCGGTGACGCTCTCCAGGGCGACGCGAAGGCCAGCGTTGGTCATGCGGGCAGTGAGGGCGTGCCGCGCACGGTCCAGGACAGTGCGGCTCGGCGCCGAGTCCACGGGCTGGCCGTCGTGCTTCTCCGCTGCGGTGTCCAGGCTGTTCGGCAGCGGGTGCCCGACACGCTTTGCGTAGGCGACCTGCTCAGCCGTCAGCGGCTCGCCGTGCTCCTCCGCCCGATGCGAGGACAGGTGGTAGGCGCGGGCCTCTGCGTACACGTCGGGGATACCGTGCACCGACCAGAAGCACGACGTGTCGGGGCAGTAGACAGGGGAGATGTTCACGCGGCCACCCCCGTCTCCGGCCGCTCGTGCCTTCTCCCACTCGGCCTCCGTGACCGGGTCGACGTGGGTCAGGACGATGTAGGAGCCCTCCCCCTCGACCCAGACCACGGGGTCGCCGCTGGACGACTGCTGGGCTGCGGTCCGGGTACGGGTGACCAGCCGGCGGGCGTCCGAGGCGTCCTCCGGGCGGAAGCCCGGGTAGGCGAACACCGGGGTGCCGACCGGGTAGCTCGCGTTCCACCGCTTGGCGCTCACGCGGCCACCGCCGAAGCGATCTCGTGCATGACCTGCTCGCCCGTCGGCAGGACCACCGACAGATGCACCGGGACCTCCGGGAACTTCACCGGCGAGTCCGTCCACGTCTTCGTGTGCAGCGTCCAAACCGTCTGACCCGACGGCAGGTTCACCGTGGTGATCGACCCGCCCTGGACGTACAGCCACTCGCCGAGAACGTCGATATCCGTCGCCGTCACCAGCACCGCGTCCTCCGTCGCCTGGACGGCGATGTGCCTGGAGTCCGGGAGCCCGTGGTACGTGACCGTGCTGGCGTAGTTGAGCTCGTTCCGCTCACGTGCGGCATGTCGGTCGAGGACCGACAGATGCTGGACCTGCGGGATCTGCAATGATGTGGACACGGTCCACGCTCCTGTTCTGTGTGTTCTGGTGGGTGTGGATCACGAGGTCGTCGCGGGCTTAGCGGAACGCGGCGACCTCTCTGCGTCGCCGATCAAGCAGCGGCGCGGGAACCTCGGCGCACTCGCGGCTCCGCCGGCCTGGACTCGTGGGCGCGGTCGGCGTCCGGCTTGGGGTTCATCTCTGCGTCGAGCCAGGCGTCGAGGTCTTCGATCGGCCAGGCGAGCTTGCGGCCGATGGGCTTGCTCGTGGGCCCACGGCCGAGGGCGCGGTAGTTCCAGAGCGTCTTGACGCTGAGCCCGATCCTGCGGGCGGCGTCGGGCGTCCAGAGGTATCCGGCGGGCGGCGGTACGGGCTTCTTGGGCTTCCTGGGCACGGCTACTCCTTCCTGATGATGTTGTGTTCGCTGTCACGGTGTCCCGATTTTGGTGTCACCGGGGGTATGAAAAGCACCAGTACGGCGACACCGAGTGCCTCCGATATGGCGTGGGCATCGAGGACGTCCAGTTTGTCGATGTCTCCGGTGAGCAGGCGCCCGATCTGGGAGCGGGACACTCCGGATGCATCCGCCAGGGAGCGGACGGTGTATGGGATGCCCTGACCTGGGCTTTCCATGATCTTTTTGAAGGTGTCCAGGTCTCTCAGGTGGTAGCGCACACTCAATGGGTCCTCCTTGGCGCAGAGGCGCCTTTCACTGCCCTTGAGTTAACAGGATTCGGGACGCTGCGTCAACAAATTCGCGACACCGGGAGCCCGGAGCGGGTGCCGTCTCGGCCAGATGGCATCATTTCGTGGACGATCTGTCCCGGATAGCAGATGGTTGTAGGCAGTGAGCTGGTAGTTTTCCCGCGCAGCCAACCCCCACTAGAGACAGTCGGTGTGAAGTGACACGAGAGGACGACCCCATGACGGCAGCGGCCACCGCCCCACACGACGGCGCGGCCGAGCCCACCCCCACCCCCGCACTCTCCCACCTGGTCAAAGACGCCAACGACAGCGGCATCACCTACCAGGAAATGGAAGACCGCGGCCTCAGCCCCGACGGCTCCAAGCTGCCGCGCCAGTGGTATCAGAAGCTCGTCAAGACACCCACCGTCAGCCCACCCTCCTACAACCAACTCGTCGCCATCTCCAGGGCCACCGGCCGCCCCCTCCGGCACGTCCAGGAAGCTGCCGCCAAGCAGTGGCTCCAGTACGAGGCGACCGAGCTGGCCGGCTACGACGAGGAAGTGCGCATCATCGTCGGGCACCTCGCGGGCAAGTCGAAGGCCGAGCTGATGAGGTGGCGCTACATGATCGAGGCGGAGGAGCGGGCGAAGCGCGAGGCGGGCGAGTAGCCACGCGAACCTCACCGCTCGGGCATGGGCACTTATGTCCCTAAGTAGATATTTCACCAATCGATTGTCGGCAACAGTCTGTAGACGTACCCTTCACCAACCGTGCGCTTCTGGCCGAAGTGGCCGGGAGCGCACGCTGCACTGCGGGGAGGGCACATGCTCGACGTCACCTACGAAGCCACCACCAACCTCGCCCCCGGCCGCCTGGCCGAGATCACCGAGGACAGAGGACGGATACGAGTCCGCCTCGACCAGACCCAGCCACTCGAAGCCGTCGTCACGAACCTCAACGGCGAGATCACCCGGCTGATGTCGTCCGCCCACTGGTTCCAGCTCTGGCGGGACGAGATCATCTGCCGTGACACTCCCGGCCGACCCCTCAAGATCGAGTACCTTCTCAAGATGCGGGTCCCCCTGGCCAGTTGGGTCGACGAAGGCAAAGGGCTGGTGTCCGTCTACATCGACCCCGCCCTGACAGTCCAGGGATTCGCGGCCTCGATGACCTCGGCCACGCGAGACTTCCTCGCCGGCGGCCAGTGGTTCCAGCTGTACGCCGGGGAGATCATCGACAACTCCCCCGAGCCTCACAAGGTCTAGCGGAGACGACATGCCCGGGTACATCGAAGACCGGTGGATGACCAAGAAGCCCGACCCCGTCACGGGCATGAGACGCAAGACCGAACGGTGGGGGAAGGGCAAGCGGTACCGGGTCGCAGGCATCCCCGGCGTCAAAGACCGATCATTCGAGAAGCTCGAGGGCCCCCAAGGAGCGAAAGCCTGGCTGGCGAAGGCGCAGCACGAGTCGACAGCAGGAGAGTTTGTTGATCCTCGCCGAGGCCAGATACTCCTCGCCGACTACGTCGAACAGGAGTGGTGGCCAAGGCGCGGCTACGACAACCCCGCCACTGAGGTCACGGTGCGGAGCCGCGTCTGGAACCACGTGCTCCAACACCTGGGCCATCTACCCCTGAACGGGATCAAGACAAAGCATCTCGGCGAGTGGCTGATCGTCCTCAAGAGCACCGTAGCGACGAGCACGGTGCTTGAGTGCTGGGGGTACCTGTCGTCCATCATGCAGTCCGCCATCGACGATGAGCGGCTGACGCACAATCCGTGCCGCAGGCAGACAACCCTTCGCCTGCCGACCCGGGCACCTTCCAAGCCACGGGCGTGGAGCAAGGAGCGGGTCGTCGCCGTGAAGGCCGCCATGGACGCGCGGTTCCAGCTGTGCGTGGACCTCGGCGTCGGGGCCGGGCTGCGGCAAGGGGAGGTGTTCGGCCTCTCCGTCGAGGACATCGACTTCGAAGGCCAGCGGATCCTAGTACGGAGACAGGTGAAGAAGATCGGCTCCAAGCACGCCTTCGCTCTCCCCAAGGGCGACAAAGTCCGTGACGTTCCGGTGCCCGAGTACCTGCTGAAGCGGATGGAGCATGCGCTGAGCATCCGTCCAGCCCGCCCCGTGACACTCCCATGGAAGGATCCGCGGCCCCCGGCCACGGATCGGGAGCGCGAGGAACGCCAGCCGCAGACGCACGCCCTGATCCTAACGGCCGCCCGCGGCGGGGCCATCCGCAGAGATGACTTCGACAAGCACGTGTGGAAGCCGGCGCTTGCCGCGGCGGGCGTGATCCCTCCTCCGCGTGAAGACCAGCGGCGGGTCAGTCATCGACCTGGTCTGTTTCGCACGGTTCTCACCTACGCGGAGAGCCGGGAGAATGGCTTCCATGCGCTACGGCACACCTTCGCCAGTGTGCAGCTGGACGCGCGTGAGCCGATCGTGGCGGTCTCGAAGTGGCTGGGCCATGCGGATCCGTCGATCACGCTTCGTATCTACGCGCACATGATGCCCGAGGCGGACGGCCGGGGCCGGACGGCGATGCAGAACTGGTTCGAGGGTTCCTGAATGGATCTCCCCAGATTCTCCCCAGGAGGAGGATCTGGGGAGATCGGGGCTTGCCTCCACTCGCGGGACGGACAGGGGAAGTGGGTCCACGTTGCCCACTGACATCCTTCTGAACTGCACGAATCCCCCTGGAGCCCGGCGACTACGTCAAGCTGCGCGGGGGCAAGGGCAAGGACTCCGACGCGGGGAATGTCGTCTTCCGCCAGAACTGCAATTTCATCTGGAACAACGACAAGGACACCATCTACCTCTCCAAGCCCTCCGGTGCCCGTGCCGATGTGCACTCCTACACCAAGAAGGCCGACGACCGTGACGGAAACGGTTACATCACGTACCACGGCTGATCCCTGAGCCCCGGCGGGGCCCTCGGCACCACGGCCCCGAAGCCCCGGGGACGCGTCCCCGGGCCCCGCCGCCCCGGCGCCGGACCGGCTCCGCCGTCAACGCACCGGCGAGCACCGTCACCGTGGCCCGAAGTCCCCCTGGGACGTGCGACGGTGGGGCCGCCGGCCGGTCCCGGGCACCCGGAGGCGGGTCCGCCCGCACGGCGCTCGCTACAGTGCTGTAGAAAATGTCTCCAGAGCAAGATCATTCACCCTGGGGGCCGCTCCGCGGAGCCGGCCGGGTCGGATGACACAGGCGAAGGAGACAGGTCGGCAGC